TCAATACCCGTTGTACGGAGTATTTGTGGGTTGTTTAACTTCACTACTACTTCAGTGAAGGCCGTTGCGTTAGTCGCAGTTTCAGGTACAACAGAAACAACTCGAACTGGCAGAGTTGCTGCGTTGCCTTCGTTGTTAGTAGGAACAAGAACGCCTGTGCCAGAGTTACCAGTAGTTGTATTACCAGTACCTTGGTCAATTGCCATGTTAATACCTACAACGCTTTGATTAACAGTAGTTACAACGCTGTTTGCAAATACAACAGCTACTTTAAAAGCAGCCATAGGATCATCAACAACATAAGCCACAGCCGAAGTAGCAGCAGCATTACCTGGGTAATATTGAGCTTGAACGGTTTGACCTTGACTGTTTACATACTGAACACCAAGAAATACACCATAGGTGTAGTTAGCAGGGGAAGTTGTAGAGTCGTTTGTAACACCAGATTTTTCAATAGTTCCACCATCGACTACAGCCACAATATCCCCGTTAAAAATCGCAGTGTTATAAGTACTTGCGATCGGCAATTGACGGGTTGCACCAGCGTAGGGTTTGCCGTCTACGCTGTTGATTGGGACTAGTCCAGATGGAGCTGTTACGCTTGGATAAGCCATAATAAATCTCCTAAATTAAAAATTAACCACCTTTTCCAAAAGAACCCACCGTAACCTTCCCTTCATTAAAAAGAGGCATACGAGGATCATTCTGGCGCATAAGAGTGTTCTCTACCGCCTTCATTTGAGCATCTGCTTGATCAGAGTAGTATTTGTTACGCTGTTCAACAAACTCAGTTGGGGTCTTGCAAAGTAACAATCCGCCAATCTCAATGTTGTCTTTATAACGACTATTGGGATCAGCTAGCAGTCGTAATGCAGGTTGCTCTTCCATTAACACTGGTTCCCAACCTTCTCTGAGTTTGGCAGATAGGTTACGTGGGTCAGCGTTATTTAAAGATGCAACACGAATCCAGCGATAAGCGTACCCAGCCTGTTTGTCTGGCTCTGGTAACAACTCCGCGGGCGCCCACTGCTTGGGACGCTCTGAGGTTGCTCGGGTTTCTACTTCGCGATCAATTCTTTTTTCAGCCATTTTGGGCCTCCAGTTTTCTAATTTCAAGAGCATATTGCTCCGGGGTTAATCCTAACTTCTTCGCCAATGCAACTTGTGTGTTTGTCAGCTTTATCCGTTTGGAGGATGTACTGCGCGTTGCAGGAGCGACTACGTTACTCGATTTCCGGACAGGTTCGGCTGCCGGTTTTTCAACCTCCGGTTCCTCAAATTGCTCTGGGAATCGTTTACGCATTGTTTCGTCAATACGTTTGTAGTACTCGTCAGAACCAATAGTAACACCATTTCGCTTAAGTTTTTCATGTAAACCAAGCGCGGTTGCGGTCATTTCTTCATCTTGACCAAACCAAGGATTGTCTTCTTGCCATTCCGTTGCCTTTTTGTCAGGTTCTGGAGCTTTTTCAGTCTGTTGAGGTATTTGTACCTCATTTCTTTCTTCTTGTAAAGCGGGCATTTTGAAGTTTTTTATTCTATCAAGCTGCAGGGTGGCATTTGTAATAGATTGCTGAGCATTCATCATGCCTTCGCTATCGCCCCCCTCGTAAGCCTCTTTATAAGATTTTTTAGCCATTTCTAGCTGTAAATCAGCCGCTGTTTTCATAGCAGCAACGTATTCTTTTTCTCCATTAGAGAGTAAATCTTTGATCCGCTTGTTTTCCTGCATCAAACGTTGAGCAGCATCAATAGCCGCTTGGCGCTCTCTATCTGAAGAATCCGCACGGCGGCGCTCGTCATGCCAGACCTTTTTCATCTGTACGAGCTTCTCTTTAGCCTCTGCGCTGTACTTGTCTAGCTCATCTACTTCAAGCTTTTCGACCAGTTCTTTTGGCAAGGGTTGACGGCCCCGATCTTCCGGTGGGGTATCATCTTCAATTTCAATCTCTATTTCTGGACTACCTTTAGCTTCCAGCTCTTCGGCAGGGGGTGCTTCTTGTTTGCCTTTTGCTTCTGCTTCGTCTGGAAACTCAAATTCTACTTTTTCCATTTCAGCCATTTTTGTTAGCTCCTTTAAATAAACTTACGACTAATTCCGCGAGGATCGTCAACAACCGCCTCAACAGAATCATCATTGATAATACGAAATTCACGGCCATGGATAACAAGACGTGTGCCTGCGTTTGGTCGCACTAAGACAAAATCGCCTTTTTTACACCAAGCACCATTGGGAAAACGGGTTGGGTCTTTATAGCAATCAGAACCTAAATCCACAACAAACAATACGGTAGTCAACAATTCGTCGTAACGAAGAGTTTCATCCGCTTTTGCTAATCCACTGTCAAATTCTTTTTCCACTTCTGGAATAGCACAAAGAATCCTATAGCCTTGTGGTTTTGGTAACTGCTTTGCTTTTTCTTCTGCTTCTTTATTTAATACCGCTGTTAGATCTATTGCTTGTGATAAATCTAAATTACTCATCAGAATGCTCCATCTTTTGTTTCAGGTCTAATATTTCTTGCCGCGCAATGAGCAGACCGTGTATCTCACCACACATCCTTTGGTAGTCGGCAAAGTCTTTGGCTTGTCCGCTTGCTACCCAATCTCGTTTTTGTACGAGCTCTCTATCTAGTTCTTGTACTAGAACATCAAATGCATTCATTAATCACCTTTCTTAGGTTTCTTTTCCTTTTCAGGCCTTAGTGTTTCAAAAGCTTCTTTAATAAACATCTTTTCCTTGTCATCCCGCATTTGTGCTGCAGTCTTTAAGGCGTCAAACTTGTTTCGATCTGCATCGTTTTTGGCTTGTGTGGCCACACGCTCTTGGTCAACAGCAATTTGTTGTGCCTTGAGCATCGCATCGACTTGATCTTTTGTTGCTTTACGTTGCTGCTCCGCTTGCTTAATCTGGAGCTCCTGCATTTGCATCTGAATAAGCGGGTCTTGCGCTTGCTGTTGCGCTTGTTGGGCTTGAGCTTCTTGTTGGGCCTGGCCGAGCAGTTTGGTACTAGCCTGAGCCATGAGACGAGACAATTCAACTTCAACACTCTTAGGTAATACTCGCTCTTCATCTTCTTCATCAATAACAGGAATACTAACGCCAAGAGTTGCCTCAATTTGTTTGCGGTACTCCATCCCTACGTGCTCATTAATATGGGCAGTCATCGCCGCCTGCATCACCTGGGCGATCTGTGGGTTCATACCTAAAACTTGTTGGATCTTAGGATTCTGCATCGCGGTAGTATGTACTTGAATATGCGCTTGGTGGTCCTGATACATAAAGGCTTTTACTGGTTTGCCACGCAAAACATTCATGTTCTCGGTAACCGGATCCGTTGGCTTCTCGTCGTCTTCCATAGGCACCAGCTTTGCCGCGTTTTTAATTCCAAGCACATCAAGCATCTGGCGATGTAAGAGGGGCATGTTGTAGAGTTGAGGAGCCTGTTGCGCCAACTGAAGTACCGCTTGGTACTGAACAATCTTTTGCGCCATTGTTGCTGCATTAGGATCCGAAACCGGTATAACCTCAACATTGTCATAGTCCGATCTCTTCGCGCGAGGCGAGCCTTCAACTGGTACATAGTTATATTCTTCTGGGGTGTACTCTGCAATAATTTTCTTTAGAAGCTTAAACTCCCGTTTCATGGAGTAATGGATACGTGCTTGAACCGCACTCATTACCTTTAGAGTTCTTTCTAAGATTGCCAGTGTGGTGCCTACCGGCGCATTTGCGCTCATGTCAGAAACCTTCATGTCGCTTACCGAAGCAAACGCACGGCCCTCTTGAATTACTTTATCAAGCAGTTGAGCCAATACAATAGAAGGTTCTTTGTATGGAAGGGGTAGGATGTTATCCCGCATGGTTCCAGACGGAACGTCTACATCTCTAAACTCTCCAGGAGCAATTGGGGTATCGTCACCCTTTATTCGCAAACCACGGGTCTTAAAGCCACCCGGCAGATTTGAGAGGGTTCCAGCATCGACAAGCTGTCGAAGCATAGAGGTACCAGACTTAGCAAAAGCCCCAATAAGATGAATGAGACCAAAACAATAGAAACCGAAACCAGGGATGTATCCGTAATGGACGAAGTGCTGTCTCTTTTGATGCGTTTCATCGTCTGACTCCCAATTACGACGGATTGCTAGGATTGTGTTGCTGCCTTTCTCAATCGTTACAACATATGGCAGTGCAATACCAGTTTCTTCTCCGTCTTTATCTTTATGCTCGTAACCAGTAAGATCTAACTCAACGTGCATCTCAAGAATTTTGTAACGATCATCCGTTGTAGCTCTAAAGCCTAGCTTCTCTGCAATCTTTTTTTCTACTTCATCAAGGACGTTGTCGGGTTCACCTAAATCTATATCACGATAGAAGCCCGCATGTTGTAACCGTTTTAAATCGTTCTCGGTCTTGCGCATTACGTGAGTAATACGTTCTGCAGTCTCTAAACTAGAGGCGCCATAGGGCACCACAATATCCTCTGCAGGAACAAACATGGCAACCTGACGATCAAGCGCCGGGTCAATATAAATCTTTTTAAATGCGTTACCTGCAAGGCCCAAGCCCCATAACATTCTCTCGTGCTCAGGTCTGTACTCCTGCATCACATCTGTTAATTGGTAATTCATGTCATCTTTGACACGCTCGGCGGCTTCTTTTTTCTCGGTGGTTTCTTTACCAATAATCTGTGTCTTAACGGGTCCCGCTGCGGGGAATGTAGACATCATCGTTTCCGATTGGAACTTGACTAGCGCTTCACTAAGGATGGGATGGTACACACCACAAGCACCTTCCCAAGGTTCTGTTCTTTCTTCGATCTTTAGACCGAGTAACTCTAGGCCATCAACATAGGTTTGAATCCAATCTTTTCTACTGCCAATATCAGAATCAAAATCACCAATCAATTCACCAGCTAAACTAGTTAACTCACCCTCGCTCATGTACTCTGCAAGGTTGGCATCAAAATCTTCGTCTGTTTCTTTAGTGGGCTCTATCTCAATCTCTAACCCATCAACGCCAATTGTTACCGACTCAGGATCCTCAATCTCAATCTCAATTTCTGGTTCTTCTGCCGCCAAGGCTTCGATTCCTTGTGGGAGCTGGTATAGCGCTTTTTCTATTGCCATAATATTTCCTTAGTAATACGCAACTTTGCGTCTAAACTCTCTTGGTTCATCTTCTTCATCCGAAGCCAACCGAATAAATCCACCTCTTCTAAACCGTAGCAATGCCTGGGTCAGTGAGTCCACCAAGTCGTCATGCTCTCCAGACGGGAACGAGGCTACTTCCTCGACTAACTCCTCCGCCCAGTGCGTTCTTGGTACCCACACTCTACCACTTGCAAAAATGTCTGCAACCGCATTTAATCTTGCTATCTTATCATTGCCTTTTGACGGTGTATATTCCTGCACCGGGATACCCATCGCTCTTAACTCGAATATTAACGGAGAACCCGCCGCTTTTGCTTCCACAATCAATGAATCTGGCTCCCATTCTCTCCATTCTTCGTACGCGCGTTGTTTAAGTTCTGGAAACTCCATCCTTTTCTTAAACGCATTGAGGGCAATAATGTTAGCTTGCTCCCGGCCGTTTGTATCTGGTGCATAAAACACCCCCCACGTCGTACACGCACTATAGTCGCTTCGTTCTGTCTTTAAGAACGCCGTATCCCACGATTGAATCAAAAAGTCACAGAACGGAGGGCTGTCGTCCTCCCACCACTGCCACCACTCCCGTTTAATAATCGCCGAGACGTCGCTTGTAGGCTGCTGCATGTACTGCGCCTGCCATTTGGCGTTGGGTAACTCTGTCCGCAGGGCTTCTAATTCCTCCAGTTTCCAAAACTCCGGCCATAGAGGCTCTCCAGAAGGCAAAATCGCAGGAAAATCAATGACTTCCCAGTCTTCACCCTGTCGCTGCGCCGCCGCTTTGACCACCTGACCTGTTAAATCCTTCTTTGACCACCGTGTCATCACAACCACAATGGCGCCACCTGGCTGTAAACGCTGTCTTGGACCGGATGTATACCATTCGTAGGTCTTGTCGTACACCTCGGGGTTTGTTTCGGCTATGGTTGCCTCTTGTTCTGAGTGAGGATCGTCGATAATGAGGATGTCAGCGCCTTTACCCGTGACTGCACCGCCAACACCAATAGCAAAATAGTCTCCGCCATGGTTAGTGTTCCACCGCCCAGCAGCTTTAGAGTCAGACTGTAGTTCAACCGCCGGAAATAGTCGTCTATAGGCTTCGGAATCCACCAAGTTTCTGACTTTTCGTCCAAACCCAACAGCCAATTCAGCAGTGTGGGATGTCTGGATAACCTTTTTATGAGGAAATCGTCCCAAGAACCACGCAGGTAGCAGGTAAGAAGCAAACTCAGATTTAGTATGACGAGGAGGCATGTTAATAATAAGACGCTTAATATCTCCATTTGCTACCCTTTCAAAGGCTCTCGCCATTTTTTCGTGATGTCGCCCATGAATGAAGCCTGGCCATACTTCTTCCACGAATTTCATAAAATCTAGTGCTG